TGAAATCATTGACTATATCTCATTCTAGTTTTGTATTTAGACATTGCAATATCAATAGATCTTGTAATATCAAAAGATCCACAAGTAATCGACATTTATCAATCTCCGCTTCTTCGAACGAAACAAACCTTCCTTTTAAATTAGTGAAGCGAGGGAAAGTTAGAGATATATATGAGTCCGATGACAAGTTGATTTGTGTAACTACAGATCGTCAATCTGCTTTTGATAGAGTGATTGCTGAAGTTCCTTACAAGGGACAAGCTTTAAACATGACATCAGCTTGGTGGTTTTTTAAAACAGAATCGATAGTAGATAATGCGTTGATATCCGTACCACATCCAAATGTATCGATTATGCGCAAACTTAATGTATTTCCAGTTGAAATCATTGTAAGAGGATACATTACGGGAACTACAAATACTTCATTATGGACAATTTATAATGAAGGTAAAAGAGATTATTGTGGTAATATATTGCCAAACGGAATGGTAAAGAATCAGAAATTGGTGTGTCCGATTATCACCCCAACTACGAAAGGGGACATTGATGTTCCAATATCAGGAGAAGATATTATCAAAAATAAGTATATGACAGTAGAGCAATGGAAATATATTTCGAAAGCAGCAATGGATTTGTTTATCTATGGTCAGTTTGAAGCAAACAAACAAGGATTGATTCTTGTTGATACTAAATATGAATTTGGTTATGATACATATGGCAATATTTATTTGATTGACGAGATGCATACTCCAGATTCCTCTAGATATTGGATTAAAGATACATATATGGATCGTTTCCAAGAAGGTAAAGAACCTGAAAACATTGATAAGGAGTTCTTGCGTCTTTGGTTTAAAGAACATTCTGATCCATACAATGATGAAGTACTACCTGAAGCACCAAAGGAATTAGTAGATGAATTGAGTAAGAGATACATGTATTTGTTTGAAACAATTACTGGACAAAAGTTTTATCCATTTGAATTTGACGAAGAAGAGATTACAGAATCGATAAATGCATTTTTAGACTTAAGGTTGATTTAATATAAATGATTTAACAAAAATACATGATTGACATCATTCTGTATGTTATATTACCTTCTTTAGGAGTGATTCTATTAACAGCGTGCATATGTATTAAAGATATTTTGATTGGTTACTATCATTCTGTAGTACCTATATAAAAAATATGAGTGGCACTGATGTGGTGTTGTTTTTTACTCTGTTACTATTACTTACTCTATTGGTCAGTGGATTTTTCACATCCTTATTTGTTTGCTTTATGAGTATAAGGTGGTGGAGAAAGGTACAACCTACTGAATTGAATTCAGTGTAAATATTCATGTTAGCATTGACATGTCCAACATATTCATGTTAGCATTGTCATGTCCAACATATTCATGTTAGCATTGTCATGTCCAACATATTCATGTTAGCATTGTCATGTCCAACATATTCATGTTAGCATTGTCATGTCCAACATATTCATGTTAGCATTGACATGTCCACAATACACTTCAAAAGGGCATTAAATAGTAAAAAATAAGACATTTGCTGTAGTGAGAATCGCATGGCTCTATACATCAACATACTAGGTAATTGAAACATAAGTAAGTTCTTCCAAACGCTTAATGTGAATATATCGAAATAGGATAAATCGTGTAATAAGACATCTGATGAGAAAGAATGAGGTGGAGGTAACATATTCTTATGTTTTTTTGGATAAAGAACCTTGTTCTTTGGAGAATGTAGTAACGATTTATTTAATAAGCATTTGTGGGGTTTCCGATTTGAAGACAGGTTGACACACTTAGATCCAAGAATAGATACTTGAAACAAACATTTAGACATTATTAATAATTTTTTAATATAAATTGTATACACAATTTTATAAATAATATATTACATATGGAGTATTTCCAAATCGACAAGAGTATTATAAATTTCAATTGTTCTTATGGAACTGTTCCCAAAATGGTCAAAGATTATCAGGAAAAGCTTTTAGGTGAATGTGAATCGAATCCTTATGAGTGGTTTACAAAAACATATAGAGAAAAATTAGATACAGTTCGGGATCGATTAGCTAGTTTTTTACACTGTCAAAAACAGGATCTCGTATTCGTTGACAATACGAGTTCTGGTGCAAATTCAGTATTTAATTCCTTTTCTTTTCATAAAGATTCTGCGATTATCATTCTTGATATTGCTTATGGTTTGATTTTGAATTTGGCAAACAAAATGAATAAACTTACAGGGTGTCATATTCATACCGTTACTATTGATATTCGAGCAATAAATTACTTACCCAATCAAATAGAAAATACGATTGAAATGCTTGAAAAGAAAGGTTATCATGTTGACTTAGTATGTTGTGATCATATTGCTTCATGTCCTGGAATATTGCTTCCTATTCAAGAGGTTGCGAAAGCTTGTTTATTAAAGAATGTACCATTATTAGTGGATGCGGCTCATGCAATTGGACAAGTGGAGATCAATTTAGGTGAGTTAGGTAAACATGGTGTTCGATACTGGGTGACTGACTGTCATAAATGGTTCTTTTCGCCGAAAGGAGCGGCTCTTTTATGGGTCCATAAAGACAAACAAGAGACTGTTTTTCCAGTTATTGATTGTGCGACCATCGGTACGAAAGGATGTATAACTGAAAAGAATTCTTTACAACTGAGTGAATTCGAATCTAGGTTTTTATATTTAGGAACGAAAGATTATACACCTTGGTTATCTGTTCACAAAGCGATTTATTTTGTGGAATTGATGGGAGGATATTCCTATATTACCCAGAGAAATCGTGAGTTTACATTGAAGGCACAAGAAAAGTTGTGTTTATCATTAAATACTCAGTCTCCTTTTCATAATGATACTATTGTATCGATGATTAATGTCCGTTTGCCAGAGAGTGTATCCAATAGATTGATTGCTACAAGATTGATGAAAGCACTCAGAGAATTGTATAAAACCTATGTTGTCATTTATGAATACCCTTCAGGAAGCTCTAACTTTTATTTGCGACTTTGTACACAACTGTTTATACAGAATGAAGATATTGATTTTCTATTGAGAGCAATCCAAGTATTATTACCATTACTGATTGACAAAACAAAGTACTTAAATTCATCCAACTATTAGATATTAAAAGAACAATTCATATCATGATCGATGATGATTGGGTAAATATTGAATCTAGCAACTTATATGAAAATTCAAGATTATTACAGAAACCAAATGTCCTTAAACCACCTGAAATTCAAGAAATGACGGTAGTCAACAAAAGTCCTCCAGAATCACATCGGAATATGATAACACATCGTAATACTAACACAGTAAATTCCATTCCTGAAGATATTCTAGTTTATCATGATGATATGATGATGCCAAAAACAATTTCATCGAAACATGAAAGAGACATTTATGATTGTGTCATGAGCCTGAAAAAATATATTCGAGAAGCCCAGTTGTTTCTAATAAAATGTTCTCATTATGTCGACTCTTGGGATGATATTGTTTAAAGATATAAAGATACTTTTATATGTGCGAATAATAACTTTCTTGAACTGATCATGAATCTAATTCAAGAAGTATTAACAACTCCAGGAATAGTCACACACATTGCTAATCATCTGTCAAATGATAACAAAGATACATTGAGATCCCTGTACTTTTTGTTTAATGATAGTCGATATCGTTATGAACTACAACCTTTTGTGGAAAAGGTGAAAGAAGAAAAAATAATAAGCATTCAAAAGTTATATTATTCAGTTGGAAGAGTGATTGAGGATCTATTACCTATAAAGAATTATTGTTGTCAATATCTCATGAATCATTATGTGATGGGAGGTCTTTTTGATATTTTACAAGAGAATGGCGATCTCTTTTTTAAACAAGAGAAGGCAATAATCGATTATTATGAAGCTTTTCCATCTAATTTTGAATATGCGTTACGAAAGTATAGAAGAAACTATAGAGGAATATCTTACAAACAAAAAAGGAAGAATATAAATAAAGCACTGTCCATTACGATTGTAAAAACAAAAGATGATTTATATTCTTATCCATTGGGGTAACTCAAAATAGTTTAGCATATCCCACTTCTCTTAAACAACATGGGCAATAATGATGAGTATCTGTTCCAAGAGTTATACACATCGATACTCCAAAAGTTGCGAGTCCTAATAAATAGTGTGTCGCACCTTTCTTTCTTTTAATATTACATACGCCAACATAGTCACAATGGAAACAATGAATATACAGAGGTAAATGACCTTTGATTGCTCCAAGAAATATTGCGGGTTCATTCCATTTAGGTAAGATGACTTCTTCAATATCTCCTTTATAATAAAGCAGTCCTGTACCTTTTACAGGAGGTAGTGTAATAGTATCATTAAACAAAATATTAAAATGGTTATAGTGCCAATCGTTGTTGTAAGGATCGTCATTTCGATAATCGATCCTTTTAAATCTCATTATTCATATTGAATTATTGTTGTGGAATTATTGTTGTGGAATTATTGTTTAAACAGAGATCAATAGTACTTTGTATATATAAAAAAACCGCATCATTGAGACTTTATGCTTAGTATCGACATTTGAATGTTATGTGAATTCAGTAGTTCAGTTTATTTATAGTGAGTTCTTAAACCCACGATTTTCGAATAAGGATTATAAAAACACGAAAGAATCGATTCAAAATCTGAAGTTAAAACTCAAAGGAGTCACACCGTTTCTAAAGAAAATCTTTCATACAAAATTTTCATTGAAAAATGATAAATTAAAGATCATTCAAACTTGGAATAAGTTGACCATTGTTAATCAATTATTAGTATTTAATATACAAGAGACTGATCTAGAGTTCTATTTTATATTAATGTTCATCCAAGAAGAATTTATGTATTTTAAAGACAAACTCAATCAATCTATGTTTTCCAAAATCTAATTAGAGGTTATCTCTCTTTGTAAAAAGAAGAAATGAATTTTACTTTTTCAGTAGATAATCATACCACTTTTGAAATGATTGAAACATCTTTTGAAACAATGTTTTCAAAGAAAAGAGAAATAATACTACATATTGATGCTTCAAAATGTACAACATTGCGTTTTAAAACAATCATGAGACTAGTACCTCTACTAGAAAAGTATCATAAAGATTCTCATAAATATTTAAAACATACAACAATTATTGTTTCAAATCCATTTATGACTAATGTGGTTAATTTTTCATTACAATTTATAGATACACCATCACCTGTAAATATTTGTACTTTGAGTAAATTATAAGCTTATGTATTTTTTCAGAAGATCTTTTGTCGATTTCGAAATCGAAGCTATTCTGTCCCATCGAATAATACATTCGATGTCAATAATATCATTATTACAGTTGTCTTCAATGTATTTTAAATCTTGTTTGATTGATTTTTGAAGACTCTTATGCATATTCCTCAAATGATTTTTTTGGAGTGTCTTAGAATGGCTAGGTGGTTTTTGCGGGGGTATGATGGATGATAAACAAAGTACCACCATAATCGCCAAGTTAGTTTTAAATCTTAGAACAAGGTTACCTTTAATAGAGTTTTATTAAATGCTTCTTATAAATTTCCATCCAAGATCTTCACATATACATTTCCATATTTGTTCTTGTTGATGTAATTTGTCTCTGCTTTTGAGAAGAGGAAAGTATTTGAGGAACTGGTCTTTTCTAAGTATTTGAATAAATTTATGAAGAACATAGCTATAGGATAGGAAGTTTTTTCTGTTATTAGGGCTATACTTGAGAAATGGAACTTGTATTTCTTTGAACATGTTCTTGAGTTTTTCTTCTAATTCTGTGTTGAGATGTGGATTCGGAATCCCAGTGATTTTATTCAGTATATATGGAATATGTTCATAGTATTTATTGATTTTGTGTTTTTTGAGTATCTCTCTTATTTTCAATGGAGTTACTGTAGCTAAGTTGTATATTCTTTGTTTGTTCAATTCTAACATGATCTTATTGAAGACTTCTTCCGGAATATCTGTAGTTTCTTTCCCTTGAATTTGATTCAACCATTCCGAGAAATGATTAATTCTTTTGTAACTGAAATATGAAATCTCTTTAGGAGGGTCTTTATATGATGGTTTCTCATTGTCCGTAATGATATATTCAATAGTATTACAATCTCTACAACATATGATTCCTTCATTGACTAAAATATCCTTAGATTGTCCTTGACAGTGAGAACACTTAGATACATTCTCTTTGCTAGTTTGATTATTGATGTAGTTTTTATCTGTATGACTAAGATAGTTATTAAGAAGATGAAATCTGCTATTTTTGAGATTTTTCGGGTTTGATATAGTATCAATATTACCATTTGTAAAGTAATGAGCAATCGTCGGTTTGTTCGATTCATCATCAACAGATAGACTTATACCACCTTCATCTGTATGATTTTCGAGTAGGTCATAATAGTTGTATAGAATATCACCTGTATTTACATAATAGTTTATTTCATCGGCATGTTGTTCAATAGATGATATATTGGAGGAAGTTAATTGTATTTTGTCTTTTAGAATGATAATATCTTTGATTTCTTGATCAGTTAAATCACTTTTAGGTTTCAATTGAAGATTGGATAATTGATATTCAAGAGATTCCTTTTCTTGAATTAAATTGGAAAGCGTATCATTTTCTTCTTGGAAGCTAGATACCATGTTTTGATGACGAATATCAAGAGTTGAGTTTGATATTTGATAATTACATTGTCGTTTCGGATTGTTTCTTTGTTTACTTTTCATAAAATAGTTGAATACTTAAGCTGTCGTATGTGTGTTTTAAGTAAACTTATTGAAAAGATTTTTTTTACATTCGTTTTTCTGAAAAATATTTTCTTATGTATAAGTATAAAATAAATTAACAATGGGAGGAGGACTTATGCAACTCGTAGCCTACGGCGCTCAAGATATCTACCTTACCGGTAACCCCCAAATTACTTTCTTCAAAGTAGTTTACCGTCGCCACACCAACTTCTCCATGGAGTCTGTGGTACAAACCTTCAACGGTAATGTAGGTTTCGGCAACAGAGTAACCTGCACTGTATCCCGCAACGGTGATCTCATCAACCGCATGTACCTCCAAGTATCTTTGGGTGAACTCGGTGCTTCCAACGCTTACAACGAATGGGTTGGTCATCAACTCATCAAATCCGTAGAAATCGAAATCGGTGGTCAACGCATCGACAAGCACTACGGTGACTGGCTCCACATCTGGAACGAGCTCTCCCAAACCGCGGGTCACTATGATGGCTACAAGGCTATGGTAAGCGGTGTAGATGCCTCCATGAGTGCCTCCAACAACGACCTTGACTTGACCTCCACTGCTGCTCGTGAATTGTACATTCCCCTTCAATTCTGGTTCTGCCGCAACCCTGGTCTTGCGCTCCCCCTCATTGCGCTCCAATACCACGAAGTTAAGATCAACATTGAATTCGCGCCTCTTTCCGCGGTATGTGATGACACCACATTGGCTCCTTCTTTCTCTGCGGAACTCTATGTAGACTATGTATACCTTGACACTGATGAGCGCCGCAGATTCGCCCAAGTATCTCATGAATACTTGATCGAACAACTCCAATTCACTGGTGACGAAGCGGGTGCCAACTCCCTCAAACTCAACTTCAACCACCCTGTGAAGGAACTCATCTGGGTAGAAAAGGAATCTGACGCCAAGGTAGGTGAATATGTTACCACCTACTCCAGCGCCCTTGTCCAACTCAACTCTCATGACCGTTTCTCCGCACGCAAACCCGCGTACTTCCAACTTGTACAACCCTACCAACACCACGAGCGTGTACCAATCACCTCTTCCGGCACCTCTTCCGACACCTCTTTCGACAGCGCCCACATCAATGTATACTCCTTCGCCCTCAAACCCGAAGAGCACCAACCATCTGGTACCTGCAACATGTCTCGCATTGACAACGCTGCGCTCAAACTTACTGATTGCTCTTCCTCTGTAGTCAAGGTATTCGCCGTAAACTACAATGTACTCCGTATCATGAGTGGTATGGGTGGTCTTGCGTACAGTAATTAAGCAATGGGTGGCTAACTCAACAAAATGAATAAATTGGGTGGACTGGAAAATACAACTTTTCATTCATTAAAAAAAAATATTACAAACTAACCAAAAAAAATGCTTTAGTTTGTAATCAATCATCATTCTTATTTTTATCATTCTAATAACGAATTTACCATAATTGTTACTTGAATTTCGTTTCAAAAGCATTTTCAATGATCCAAATCAAAAATTTGATTTAGGGTTTCGAAACAAGCTAAACAACCTACACTACCTGAGTATGGATAGTCATACAAACTTTCCAGTCACCAAATATTATCGCCAACAACTTTCAAATACCTTCTCGAAAATCGATGAAGATACATTTAACCTTCGTATTGAAACAAGTCATTCTATTGTATTAGATGTTAAAATTGATGCCACACATATTGATCAGATTATGAAGCTTTCATGGAGTCCATTAAACACAAATAGATCAAAAAAGTATTATATAAAACATTCACATGACAGTTCAAACAATAATTCAATACTTTACCTACACCAATATGTCATGCAACTAAATAATATTGATCCACCTCCACCTACAACCAACAATACTGGAGATGATCATTCGGAATCTTCGGTGGAATCTTTCACAGTTGGTTTGAGTGGACATGTATTTTCAGTTGACTCCTGTGGAGCAGCAGAACATTCGCAAAGCGATTCAGTTGACACTTATAGTGCAACAGAGAACCTTGATCCAGATGGAACGGAGTTCTCTGTTGACACCTGTGGAGCAGCAGAGAACCCCGTTCCATATGGAACGGAGTTCTCTGTTGACCACATCAACCGCGACCCCTTAGACAATCGTTTACAAAACCTTCGATGGGCGACCCAATCTGAGCAAAATCAAAATACCGATAAAAGAAAAAGACAATGTACTGCGAGGGAACTCCCTACCGGAATCCAACAATCCGATATACCTAAATGGGTCAACTACAATGTGGAGACAATTGTACAATCGAGTGGTCAGTCGTATGATCGTTGTTATTTTCGTATTGAGAAACATCCTCGGCTTTCAAAGTGGACTTCTACAAAATCAGTCGAAGTTACGCCACAAGAAAAGTTAGCACAAACATACCATTATATGATGAAAATGGGCGAATCCTTTGAATCCATACCTGAGTATATTCAGAATATTATTGAAAAAAAGAATTTTGATAATGACACTCTTATGGAGGAGAATGGGTTTATTCTTAAAAGATCGATGATCCCTAAATATGTCAACTTTGTGAAACCTACTGAAAAGCGTGGGTGTAAATTTGAAATCGCCATTCCTGGTACAAAGAGAGTGTCTACGAAAGGGGCTAAATCGATTACTTTGGAGGAGAAATTTAATGAGATGATGATGAAGCTGATTTGAATGAAGCCTCCAGGTGCGCCATGTGAGCCTTACCGTTAGAACGGTAACCCATATCATTTTTATAAAGATTAATGTAATGCTTTATAGCGTTTTTTGCTTGTTTTTTATGATATTGTGTAGCATATATTAGACCGTTCTCAAGAAGCTTTTCATATTCTGAATCAGACATTTTCGTGAATAATGTGTAATTATTATTCATCCAATAATTGATCATATCGATACTGTCATTTTTAATAGCGTGAAAGAGTGTTTTATCTTCCGTGAAGTTGGTGATATCATCAAAAACTATTGAAGCATTAAAACTATAAATAACCGTTAGAATTTTTGGTTTACATTCACAAATTGCTACTTCAGCAACCTTTTTGAAAAATAGATTCTTGGTCTTAATTGAATCTATTAAATAGTTGTGAAATAAGTATTCAATCATTTTAGTATTTTCTGTTCTTACAAGTTGTAGAATTGCATTGTTCATTATTTCGTCATCTAAATTATAATTTAATAGAGCACCACCATCTAAATTAAAACCGATCCAATCATCTACATATTTGAACACTTCAATATTTCCTCCATATAATGCTGCGCTATACATGCTATTTTTGAGATTAATATCTAGTTCATAATCATTTTCAAGAAGATATTTAGTTGCGGCTAGATCACCTTGACCAGCTGCTTCATAAGCATTGTCATAGTCTCTTGAAATGAACAGGTTAAATATTTGGAACATGATTATGTGCTTTATTTTGTAGCGGAGAGGAGAGTATGTTGATACAAAAAACAATCGCAAGAACAAATCAATTTTTTTAAAAGAGACCTTTCAATGTTAGTTTAATCTTTCTTTATACAACTTATCCCACACCTTACACCACTCTCCTTTTTCATAATTGGACATGCGAAGAATATATTTGCTTGAAGACACATATGGTTTGTAGCTTGTCTTGCCACCTGTAGAATAGAACACCATATCATACACATTTTGGTACATTACCCATTCATAACTATCGATCGCAAACTCCATGAACCAATTGAATCCATCTTCTTTATTGATCTTGTGAAGCAACATAAGATTTCCCATAATCATCAATCTCTCAATGTGATGAAGATATCCTGTATCAAATGCTTTCTTAATGGTGTCATCAAGTGGAGGAATTCCAGTGGTTCCTTCATACCAATCCTTATTCATCTTCGTCTTCAGCTTGAACCTGTTTTTGTTTTTGAGATCACCCTTCAAATAGATGTAGCAATAGCGTTGAAACTCTCTCCATATCAGTTGACGCACATATCCTTCTAAGTTATTGATTTGTACTGAAGATCTAGCGTTCATTTTCTGCAACATTGTGATAATATCGGATGGATTGATCAATCCAATATTGATGGAGGATGACAATACACTATGATACATGAATGATTGGTCTTGAATGATCGCATCTTGGAAATCTCCGAACTTTTTCAATCTCAACTTAATGAACTGTTTACACCATTTATGAGCATCTTTATGGGAGATAGGGAATTGAAAGTTGTTTGTGTTACCATCATTGTTTGGGAAATGCTTATTTACATATTGGATCGCTTGTTGAATATATGGTTTACTCTCTGTAGAAAGTTTTGGTAATTTGGGAATTCTATTAATCTCTTTTTGATTAGGAACTTTACGGTTTTGGGTGTCTTTAGACTGAATTCCTTTTAAATAATCGATCTGTTCTTTCACTCTAGGATAAAAATAACTCGTAAAGGACATACTGCTTTTAGAGTTTTTACCCTCATAAATAGATTGTAAGAATGCTTTATCTACTAAAAAGTTTGGTGATTCAATCTTTGTTGTGCTTTTAAAATCGTCCATGTCATTGATAGGATCCCACATAGACGCATCTTTGATTACTTTGTGGTTGGTATCGAATTCAATGTATGTGACATCATATTTCTTTTTGATCAACTGATCTTTATAATATTGCATACTCGCACGATGAAGTATAAGCTTCTTCTTGTTGAAATTGTATTTAGTAAAAAAATCAGGGTGTTCCCATAGAATGATTTTAGTTTCATTTTGTTGAAAGGGTAAATGATTTAAATGGAATATTTGATGAGGTAGTATATAAAATGTAACAATTCCCATTTAATTATATAAAAGAGAATCGTATATTTACATGTACTCTTCCATAATGTCTTGTTGTAATAAAGAATCTGCACTTTCATTTTGAGATTTCTTTTCAAAATAAACAGAAGTTACTTTGAGACTGGGTAAATATGGCTCTACAATAAAAGCAAAAGTTCCACTATTGTGTATGTTCTCAAATACACATTTAACTATGCCCTTATTTCTATCCACTATAAAAGAAGCTGGTTTCGATCCACTTGGACTAAATTCTATGTTTTCATATTGAGGTAATTCTGATGGGTTAAATGTACAAATACATATAAAAAGACGTCTAGTCCAATTATATATATAATTATGTACATATCTTGATCCAATTGTTACTAAAGATGCATCATTTATGTATTCGCTAGTTTTTTCTACATTGATAAAGAAACAAGCTCTTGGTTCTTCCGGGAATGCAACACAATCTGGTGATTTCTTTTCAAGAGTGAACATATTATATTGTGTTGAATATTTATAGAATGCCTTATCACCAACTGGATCTTTAAGAACAGATATCTTTGATAACTTTAATGATCGTACATTTGGATACATTATAAATTCGAAATTAGTAAATGTGGTTTCAAAAACAAATATGATTTCGCCTTTCTTATATGTAAAATAGGAGGGTTTCATGCTATAAATACCAAAACCGAAATAGTTTGGAAGGTTAGCATTTTCATCATGTTTCAAAGTACATTCTAGATTGTATATCTTATTTTTGTCTCCTATTTCATCTTTATTTTTAACAATAATCTGATATTTAGTACCATTATTTACCACATCACTTTGTTTTATTTCAAAACAAGAGGTACGGTCTCCATAACTTGTACATTGTTTTTGTAAAGAAAAATAAATAACGAGAGTAATAATAAATGCTAAAATAGTAACAGTAATAAGTATTATGAATATCCAAGAAGAGTTCATTTTTTAATATATAAAACAATTTAAATAATAGTTAGAATAAATAGTATAACATTTAGGGGGTTAATCATCCATATTTATTTTCAACTATTTGTGCCCCAATGAACAAGGAAATCGTGAATACATTTGTTGATTTGTACTATCAAAACTTGAACACTCAAAACTATGATCGTCTATGTAATCATCTAAAAGACTCTTCTACTTTTGTTCGTGACTTGTCTGAGTGGAAAGGTGGTTCCTCCATTGTGAATTTTTTACAAACAACCTCTTTGTCCTATCAACCAATCAAGATGAATGTTTTGATTAATGGGGATCGTAGAGCAAATGTGCTTGTTTCTGGAAAGCTTAAAGATGAGAAAACCCAAATGATAGTTCCGTTTACTGAATATATACTATTATCATTTAGTAATCAAAAAGAATACTGGATCCATACCTCAATTTTACACACAATTGTATAATAGTTTTTTAAATATTCAAATTCATGGAATACTCTGAATATCTTTTGATAAAGAAAAAAATGGGATTTGAATTAAATTGTAGAGTCGAAGTGGATGGTCGAGAAGGCACTGTTGTTCGAACGAACATATTTGGAGTAAAGAAATCTCAAGGCGTAGCGGTCGAATTCGACAATGGAGTAAGAAAGTTGTTTATTGATAAACAAATGGAATGTATTTCGGAATGCGATCATTAAAACAGTAGAAGAATAGGTATTAATTTTGTTGTGTATTAATAAATATGGTCATTTCTTTGAATAGAATGAATATGTTAAAACTCATTCTATTTACTATCATAATACTATTTGGTGCTGGTGTATTTATGTATCTAAACAAATGTAGAACTTCTAAAATTGAAACTTTTATTGAAACTGTTTTACCATCCCAATGCGATTATTACATTCAGGAATATGAAACCAATTCCAATTCTCAATTTAGAGATGCTTATTTAAGATGTACCGAACACATTTCTACTGTTGAAACAGAACTTGGTTCGCTTTTAAATTCAGCAGACTTAATCGACGCTCATGACATGTTAACTGAAACAAAAAGTAATCTTATAGCAAGTAATCTAGAACTACAAAGCGACTTGGAAGATAGTAAAAGCAATTATGAAAGTTTGAGAAATAGTAATGTACAATTAACCGAACAACATGCTGGATTAATAGCATCCAATAGTAATTTAGTAAGTGTCAGCAATCTATTGTATGAAATGGATTCCTATCAATCACGAATCGATTCTTTGTCTGATCTTGAAGCTGAAATTACTCAACAAGTATTATGCACTGAAATGAATACAGATTGTGGATTAAAACGTATCGAAACTTTAACGAAAGATAAACTACAAGAAGTCTTACAGAATCATATCGATGTCGTTCCTAAATTGTCGAAAGCATACATTCTTGCTGTCAAGATGTGGATTGCTTACAAGAAAGCGGGGGGTGGTGGTGATGATGATGATGATACAAGATTAATTGCCGCTGGAGATAGTAATATGTTGGCTGCTAGAGGAGCATATGATAGTACAATTGCGTTGTTTAATACCGTGGAAACATCCATGTATTCCGTAGTTCAATACTTTAGTTTGTACAAGGACAATTTCTATTATACTACTTATGCGGCAGCGGCATCAAATTCTACAATCACTCTATCTAATATACCAAATATATATACTACTGGTAATGGTATAACTATTGATTTTAACACTGATAGCAATGTTTATACTTATAATGCTGGAGATGATGTATATAATAAATTATTTGAAACATGTACCAGTTCAAATACACAAAGTCTTGTATCCGGTTCATCAAATCCAGAAAAATACACATACGAAGTCGAAGCTTCTTGTGCTTCAAACAATTATGCAGAGATCATTGAAACTATTAGCAATTGCGATGACCGTGACACTTGTGTGAAAGAACAGAGCAACAATGTTCAATCTGGATTAGAATACATCTATAGAAGTCAGTTTTCTAGAGATCAAATTAATGGAACTTATACTGATGATGATGATGCTGAAACTTCCTTTTCAAGTGCTACTTCCGCAGTAGATGAAAAGATCATAAGAACATTTTTACATCATGTATTTAATACAACTAAGCCAACCTCAACTACAACCAGTTAACAAAGTGGTTGGTTATTAATGAACAAAACATAAGCAAACACTTATGTTCTTCACAAAAAAGAACTGAGAAGAAATCGACCCTAGTTGGGTTCGAACCAACGACCTCACGGTTAACAGCCGTGCGCTCTAACCAACTGAGCTATAAGGTCACAACTTCTTCTATATGTATGATGATATTAAATGTTTAAATACTTTTGAATTCAAAAAAAATCTACAAATACTGTAAAAATATGACTGAATTGAAATATTTTATAGTAGATTCACAAGATAAAGACAAGGTAAACTGGAATACTGTAGTAGAAAATGGACTTGACCGTTGTAGGTGGAACAAGAGTCGTACACAATTTATCGTGAAAAGCAAGAATTTCCAAAGATGGCATTTGAACAAACCAATTTACACATTGAGTGCGATCAAAGAAATCATGAATCGTCAAGATTGGTAAATATCCATTTAAATAGATTTGACAGGATGGTATATAGAGTACAATAAAAGTAAAGAGATGATTATTAGCTGTATTGTTGCGGTTGGTAAGAATGGAGGAATTGCGGTGGACGGACAAGATTTACCCTGGAGTATTCCTGAAGATCTGAAGTACTTTAGAAAAGTTACTGAGGATAAGGTAGTGATTATGGGTCGTAAAACCTTTTTTTCAATTCCAGAGAAATATAGGCCATTGAAGAATAGGTTGAATATTGTGATCACAAACAAGAAGCATTTGTATATGGATGAGTATATTGAGAAAACTAATCTTTTATTTGGAAACTATGTAGAATGTATGGATTATTTGAATTCTTCTGAACATGTTTCGAAATATTCCAAGGAGTGTGTGATTATTGGAGGTCAAGAAGTATATAATCAATTTAAGCCGTTCATTAGTAAGATTTATCTTACTGAGATCAATCATCGCAAACAAATCAATTATACCCATTTTTTCTTCAAAATCCCGAACACTTTTAAAATCATTGATCACTCCGAATTACATCAACATAATGAATATCTGTTTAGGTTCTTGACATTGGAGAGAGATATAATGCCATGTCATAATCATGATATGACTTATTTGAAGATGTGTCAGAAAGTGCTTCAACAAGGCCATCATAGGGATGACCGCACTGGAACTGGTACAGTTGCTATCTTTGCAGACCAGATGAAGTTTGATTTGTCTTCTTCCATTCCGATCTTGACAACAAAACGAGTACCTTGGAAGAGTTGTGTAGAAGAGCTTTTGTGGTTTTTGAGGGGTGATACCAATGCAAAAATTCTAGATGACAAGGGAGTCAAGATATGGAATAAAAACTCGACACGAGATTTTTTGGATGGAGTTGGTCTCACTCATTTGAATGAAGGTGATTGTGGCGCGAATTATTCTTTTCAATGGAGGCACTTCGGTGCTGACTATGTAGATTGTAATACTTCCTATGGAAATCAGGGAATTGACCAAATTGCAAAGATCGAGGATCTGTTGAAGAATGATCGACACAACCGAAGAATTTTCTTGAGTGCATGGAATCCATGTGATTTGAATAGGACCGTGTTGCCACCATGTCATGTAAGTGCTCAATTCTTTGTTGATAACAATGATTGTCTACACTGTCATATGTATCAACGATCTTGTGATATGTTTCTAGGAGTTCCTTGGAATATATTGTCCTATTCAATCTTGACACGAATCTTGGCCATGAGAAGTGGTTTGAAACCAGGATCACTCGCCATAAGTACAGGCGACACTCACATTTATAAAGATCATTTGGAGCAAGTTTCTGAACAAATGAGTCGGGAGTGTTTGGCATCTCCCTTGCTGCTTATTGATGAAAAGGTAAAGACAAAGAATATTGAAGATATAACTATTGATGATTTCGAAATGATTGGATATTTACCACATAGTGCTATTAAAGCAAATATGAGTGCTTAAAAACATCTACTGTTTATTAATAAATAACACCACTATTGTGTAGAGTAGTGTAGTGTGAATTTATTTAATCGATTATTTTTTAGAATTATTATTAATAGGTAATGGCCTCATCAAGTTTTAAGTCAAAATATTCACAATTATCACTTGATGGGATACAATCTTCTGCATTACAAGCTAATGTGCTATTTAATAATAAATCTGTAATTGCGAGACAAGATACGGACAGTTTAATCAATTATCTTGGTAACCGTAATATTCTATTCGGTTATGAAACAGGCAAATCAATGAAGAATGGAGACGATAATATATTCATAGGATATCAAGCAGGTGTCAATACCAATAACTCAGGGATTGTATCACGAAATACTTATCTTTCATCTACGAATATGTTTATTGGTGCTCAAGCAGGTTTGTGTAATGTCAATGGTTATTCGAATATGTTTATAGGACACAACAATTCCAAGAATCTGACGAATCGTTTTGCAGGCGGTGTAACAAATGAACGGATTTTCGATAATATTTCTATTGGAGCAGATGGTTCGGCTTATGGAGCAAAAACAATTACTTTGGGAAATCGAACCATTACACATGAAGCAAACACAGCAACTTTGATTGGATATAACACATCCAATATTGGGGATGATACTTTATTGATTGGTTCGGATATACAAAATGAAGGCTATAATTCTTTTATATTGCATGCGAAAGGTAATCTCAATAATGATTTAGATTATTATGTAAACATTAATGATATTTTTACTGGATTTACTGTAGTAGATGATGGTGATTCTTTTCTTGAATTTAATCTTGATAAATTCATCATTCGTGATTCACTGATTGCTTCTAATTTGAATGTGACTGGGGACTTTAAATCAGAATATAACAATGAATTGAATAATGTAAGTGTAAGTGGATTTTTAGATGTTCAAGATGAAGCTATTTTTCATCATAATACAATTTTCAATAACGATGTCCGTATGAATGATGAGTTAAGTGTTCGATCAAATATTGCGATTGAAGGGAATTTGTCAGTAGCGACGAATTCTGAATTTGTGGGTGATGTAAATTTTTTGGGTGCAGTTACATTCCCAACCAATCATACATTTACAAATGATACTTTGTTTTCAAGCGAAGTAGTTTTTAATGGAAATGTGAATATGAACTCTGACTTCTTGGTGAATGGTAAGCGTTTTTTAGACTACTTGTCTGATATCGTTGAAGGAGAAATCAGTTTGATTGATTATTTACCTCCATGGATGAATGCGAATCAAGCATTGGTAGATGCAAATGATTTTAATAAGGATAACTTAGGAACTTGGATTGTAAATGATTTGTTACAAAATAGTTATCCATGGCTAAATTCGAATCAAGGAGCAATTAAGTTAGAGTTATTTAATAATGAAGACTTCGCACCATGGATCAATAAAGATCCTAAACAAATAAGTCTTAATGAATTTGAATATGGTGGTTTAGTAAAAAATTGGCTCGTTGGGAAGTACCAACAAGATATTAGTTTAAGCAATTTCGCAAATGATAATTTTATTAAAGCATGGGCCTTGAAAGAACAAAATCTGGTGAATTTGAGTGAATTTAGAAACAATGACTTTATCAAAGATTGGGCATTGCGTGAACAAATTAATGTAAATCTTAGTGAATTCAATAATGATCATTATCAATGGTTAGATGAACTTTACAATAAGATTAATACAAATACAAATATTAATGATACTTTTGATGGTGCTTGTTACTTTATAAAAAACCATATTGCACCTTGGTTAAAAGTAAACTCTGAAAACATAGGCTTGACTAGTTTTTGTAATGACATTACTGACTGGGAAAATGATCTTATATTTCATGGAGATATTGAAGTAAATGGTATTGCTACCTTGAATGAGATCCAAACGAATGGGATAACTACAAATGGCAATAATATATTTTATGGAAACACAGAAATCTATGGAAGTTTTAAGAGTGAAAACTTGATAGTAACACATGAAACTATACTAAATAGTAATATCACCGTTGATGGACATTTCAAAGTCAACTCTTCATTGGAAATTACACCAAATAGTAATGTGTTAATATATGACCCACTTACTGTGAATAACACGACATCATTTCATGAAGAAGCAACTTTTTATGTACCCTTTACAGCAAATGGTTTCATTACAGAAGGTAGTAATATATTGAAAGGAGTTACTTCAGTTGAAGGAGGTTTAATCACTGATTCACTTGAAGTCATTGAATCGACCATATTAAATAGCAATGTAATTGTTCATGGAAACTTCAAAGTGAATGATGCTTTTGAAATCACTTTAGATAATGAAGTGTTATTTTATGATTCGATCGATTTTAATAGCAATATTACTTTTAATGATGATGTTTTATTTTCTGAAGGATTCATTACTCTTGGGTCAAATGTTCTGAAAGGAAAGACTGAAATTGATGATTTGTATATTCATAAACGAATTGAAATGGAAAATGAGGTGTTGATGAATGGAGATATCTATTTGAATGATTCTATTTTTATGACAAATAGTAACATTACTATAAAAAGAGGTACATATACGACATTCAATGGAGATGTTTTATTTGATTCTTCATTTTATGCGAATGGGTTGAATACTTATGGTAGTAATTTATTACAAGGTTTTACAGAGATTATGGATGGGTTGATTGTAGATAGCCTTCATGTTACCGATGAAGTTACATTGGGAAGCAATGTAAAGATTGATGGATCTTTGTTTGTAAATCAAGATGATTTTGTAATCACAGAATGTAATATACAAGTGAATCAATCTTTTTATGTCAACTCTCTAACCGACTTTTATAACAGTGTAGACTTTCATTCTAATGTACATTATTATGATCATGTGTACTTCAATTCTAATGTGTATTTTACTGATTTCACAGGTGATGGTACCACTTTACTAAATGGTACACTCCGAGTCAATGATGATGTGTTGCGAATTGAAAATAGTAACATCTATATTCGAGGAAAAGTATATTTGTTAGATGAACTTATTGATATTGATTTTGGTTTGTCTAATTTATTTGTGAATATGGATTCTTATTTTAATAGCAATCTTAGTGTGCTTTTTGAGAATCAATCCGTCCTTGATGTCTTTAAAGAGGAAACTACTGTACATAATAGATTAAATGTACAAAACAAATTATTGGTAAATGAGAATGATATTACACTGTCTTCAAATATCATCATTCATGGTGAATTGAATATAAATGATCGATTCATTGTATCGGAAGATAAATTCATTGTATCGGAAGAAGTGAATCTGTTAAATAGTGTGTACATTGAAGACGACGACATATTAATTACAACATCTAATATTGAAATTATAGGGGATATTGACATCAATGAGCGTTTTTATGTAGATGATAAAGGATCCTATTTCCATCATTATGATGAAGTTTTACTTGAAATTACTTCTAATGTTAATCTATTCACTGAGGCATTTTTCAATAAAGATGTCACTATATCTGATGCTAATTTTACAATACAGAATGATGGGGTAGATGTGTTTAGTATTCAAGGCTCTAATGTACATTTTAATCAATCCACATTAGAGAGATTTCAAGAAAATATACATTTATCTGGAAAAATGGCAGGTGATAACGAATTCAATACGATTGAAGTCTATACAGACATGATATTCAATTCTAACTTGGTGGTAATGGGGTCTATTATTGGCAATGAGGATAATATTTTAACTGTCGACAGTAGCGCTCATTTCAAAGAGGAAGTGTTGATTGAGGATGATTTAATCACACAAAGCAATATTTATGTGTACCCTTCCCAAACGGATAATAATAGTTGGTGGAAAATATTTAGTGCACCCACCATTGATGAAGATACTCTGAAACTAAACTCCAATGAAGCAGATTTGATATTTCGTTCCAAAAATGGTGCGACAATGCGTTTCCATGATACATTTGAAGAATCCATCATTAACTTTACGGGTCAGCACAGGTGCACGATTTGTTTGGATGAAGAAGATTTGACAACCGATTTAATTGGTCGTATTGTCGTGTCAACGAATAATTATAGAGATTTACATAATAACACCACAATCCGAATCAATGAAGCAATTCCTATTGTAAAAGTAGCACAAAAAGGAAATGATAAGTCAGTATTTGGCGTTATTGGAGGTATTGAAGATGATGATAACACAAGCAAATTTAGTTTGGGTCATATTAGTTTTGTATTGAACAAATCTGTGGTATGTAAAAAGGTCATGATCAATAGTGTAGGTGAAGGAGCAATATGGGTATGTAACCTAAATGGTCCCTTTGAAAATGGGGATTATATCACTTCATCTAGTCTACATGGATTTGGGATGCGTCAAGAAAGCGATCATGAGAAAAATTATACAGTAGCAAAGATTACATGTGATTGTGAGTTTGATCTAGAGTCTCTTGTGTATAAATGTGAAGAGTTTGTCATGGATGGTGCAATTTATAGAAAGGCTTTTGTTGGGTGCGTTTATTGTTGTTGATCTATGATGTAGTACAGTTTGTAACATCATCAATCCATTATCACAATTTGTTTAAATTTCAATTCAATTAATGTAAAATACGGTTATTTATTATTTTCTACAATGTTATAAAAAAACTTGGAATAATGAGTGATATTGGTGGACTTACATTATTAGGAACTTCCGAAACATTCGATAACCTTTCAACTGCCGATGCTAATGGAAATCACACTGTAAACTATCCTGCAACTAACAACGATGGTCCCTACACTATCTTAGGACCCGTGCTCTTGCCACAAATTTATGGCAAAGATTTGAATATGCTTGAAATTGGTTCTTCTGGATTCATTGCCTTGAGTGTAAATGAACAAAATGTATTGAAAATCGATCAAGATTCAAATGTGACCATGAATGGTGATACCTTTGATACTGTAAAGGTTGAAGCACAACTTTCGAATGAAGCGATTCAATTCCGCTCTGGAACCAGCACAAATAAAGTAGTACTCGATAGCTTCATGGTGAGTGAAAATGACACCCAAAACATTCTTTCTACTGAAAAGACTGGTGGTTTGAAGTTAGATGATGTAGTCGCTATTTCCCAAACTTTGTCTGTAGAAGACAGTGTAATCTTCAGCTCCAACTTATCTGTTGCGGATGATGTTGTGCTTTCTTCTAACCTTTCTGTAGAAGGTGTAGCTACTTTCAGCAGCCACGCTTATGTTGAAGGCAAAGTGTTCAAGATTCCCACTGGTAGCGATGCTCAAAGACCAAGCTACGGTACTGCTTTTGACGAGGCACCATCTGGTTCAGTCTTCTTTAACACCACTGATGAGAAATTCCAAGGCTTACACTCTGATGGTATATGGAGAAATCTTGGTGGTGTAGAGGATTCTGATGCGGATACCAAGATATTAGCAGAACTTGTGGATGATGAAGATACTCTTCATTTCTTTGCGGATGATGCGAATACCCCTAGAATGACCATGGACAGCTCCAACTTATCTGTTGCGCTTGATGTTCAAATTCGTGATACTTTATCCGTTGCGGACGAAGTATTCTTCAGCTCTAATTTGTCTGTTGCTGAAAATGTGGTTGTAGGCTCAACCTTGTCTGTAGCTGGCAAAGCTACTTTCTGTAACGACACATACATTGATGGTCAAACTTTCAAGATCCCTGCGGGTATCGTAACCGATCGTCCATCTTGGGATAGTTATGCCCCAACAACTTTAGATTCTACCAACTTAGCGGCTAATCCTTTAAGTTCTGGTGCCCCTATGGGTTCCGTCTTCTACAACACTGAAGGCGATAAATTCCAAGGTTTACACAAAGATGGTGTATGGAGGAACTTGGGTGGTGTAGTCGACACTGATGCGGACACCAAGATCTTGGCGGAAATTGATGGTGGTGATGAAGATACCCTTTTCTTCTATGCGGATGATGCTACTGTACCAAGAATGACTATGGACAATACTAACTTATCTATTGCGCTTGATGTACAAATCACTGACACTTTGTCCGTTGGTGACTCTGTTACATTTGGCTCTAATTTATCCGTATCTGGACCAGTTGATATCGAAGGCGTACTCACTGTAGATGATGCGACTATATTGAAGTCCACTTTGAGTGTAGAAAGTCACACTCAACTCAACAACACTCTTTCAGTAATGCAAACTGCTTACTTTTACAGTACTTTGTCTGTAACTGGAAATGTTGAAATGTTAGCCAACTTATCTGTAAATGGTGAAGCGGATATTATTAATAATGTACGCTTAGGTGCTACTCTTTCTGTAGTGGACACAGTAACTTTCAGCAGCAATCTCTCTGTTGGTTCCAGCTCTTTGTTCACTGGACTTGTCCAAATGGAAAACACTTTGTCTGTAGAAGGTGCTACTGACTTGAAATCTGCGGTCCAATTAGGTTCTACTTTGTCCGTAACTGATACCGTAACCTTCTCTTCTAACCTTTCTGTAACAAGTGATGTAGTATTCTCTGACACTTTGTCTGTTGCGAATTCTGTCACTTTTGCGGACACTTTGTCAGTGGGTGGTGCGACCACATTAAGCAACATTCTCTCTGTAACTGGTGCGACCACCTTGAGCTCCACTCTTTCTGTAGGAGGTTTGGCTACTTTCAGCAATGATCTTAGTGTAGCAGGTGACATTGCGCTCAACCCAGGAAGCACCTTGACTGTGGATAACATTATCACTACTGATAATGAAAAAGATCTTGTAATTACTTTAGGAAGTGACTCTACTGGTAAACTTCGTGTAAATGGTGATCTTGAAATCTTAGGTACTTTGAACCAAATCAATACCACTATTGAAAGTGTCAAAGTAGTCGACAAAACAATTACCCTTGCGGCGGGTGATGATGATATCGCGGGTAGCAATCAAGTTATACATGAAGATTCTTTAGCCGATACTCATGGTGCGGGTATTCTTGTGGAAGGAAGACCAAACGGTATCCAAACAAACAATCAATATTTTGATGGTTCATACAGCAGTGCGGATGCGCTTGATATTGATAATATTTATGAGAAATCTATTCGTTGGAACTTATCTGACAACCCTCATCAAGCATCTGTAAGTGGTATGAGATATCTTGGTGGTTTGAACAGTTTCGAAGCAAGTTCTTCCACTAATGCGGATCAAATCGAGAAAGAATCTTTCTGGGAAGTGAAGGGTGGTAGTTTAAGAATCACCAGTTTATTCAAGAATTCTGCTGGTTTGGTCGACAAGGTATCTTATGGTTTCCGCATTAGCAGAAACAGACAACTTCAAATTGTAAAACATGAATGGGTTACCACACAAAACACAGATACTTTGGATATTGAAACACAACAAACTTCTCGTGTACTCCAAACTATTGGTGTTTCTTTCTCAAGTTAAACAATCTCTCTAGCTGATGGATCAATTAATGTTTCTTTACACCATTTAGGTAACCAATAGTATGGGATTATATCTTCATATTTATGGTAGTATGTATTGTATATTTTCCGATAATAATATGTTTCCTTAAGCATTGGCTTATTAATGATCATATTATTACTTTCATTCATAAACTCTTCATCAGTGATTTGATTATCGATGAATTCTTTCACGATTTTATGCCAAGAATTCTCTTGTTTGCTCACACCATCACTAAAAGCCTCCTTAGCTCTCCATAGTATTTCATCTGGTAAGAGTTTATCATTCTCAAAAGCTCGTCTAAGGAGAAGTTTATCTGGTGTTGTTCTAAGTTCTTCTGGAATAGAGAGGTAATACTCTACAAAATCATGGTCAGAAAAAGGAACTCTTGCTTCTAAACCTTGACTAGATATGGTCCGATCACTTCGAAGGCTATCAAAGTAACATATATCTGACACTAAACGACGACATTCATGGTCAAACTCTGATGGCGATGGCGCATTCTTGAAATATTTATATCCCCCACATACTTCATCACTATAATCTCCATTGAACACAACTTTAAAATCAGTATTCTTTGCAATATATTTCGATACTAACAAATTACCTACACTTGCACGAACACTTGTGGTATCATAACTTTCGATCGTTCGAATTGTTTCTTCGATGTGATTCAAGAACTCTTCTTGGGTTACAATAATTTCATGATGTACAGACATAATATACTCAGACACCTTTTTCGCATAATACAAATCAGGAGATCCTTCTAAACCAATCGAAAAAGTATGTATGGTGTATGGAGGGAAATGGGTCGCTACAATGGATGATACTAGACTACTATCCAAACCTCCAGATAGTAAACAACAAATAGGACGATCACTCATCAATCTTTTTTCAACTGCCTTCTTAAATAACTGGTTAATGTTTTTAAGAATATCTTCCATTGAATGCTCACAAGTGGGTGTTTTAAAGAATACACTATGATATATATGTGATATGACTGTATTTGATTTATCAACAACTTCATAAGTTCCAGGTGAAACTTGGTGAACTGAATCACAAAATGTCAATGCTTTCATTTCAGAAGCATATCCGATCACTTTTCCAGATATCATCCCTTGAAACAAGGGACGCACACCATACCGATCACGACAAGCAAAGAGTCTCTCTTTTGTTGAATCATAAATCACGAATGCGAATTCACCATCCAACTGAAGAATCCAATCACTAAATGCATTTTCCATCTCCCTATATTTCATATACAAGTGTAGAATCACTTCACAATCACTTTTAGACTTACACTGAAATTGATGATTGGTTTGAACATCTTTGTGATTGAATATCTCTCCATTACAAATCAACCAAACGGTTGAATCCTCATTTTTCATAGGTTGCATTCCAGTATCGCTCAAATCGTTGATGCTTAATCGAGTAAATCCCAAAAACACCTTTTCAAGTTGAATATAATCCATAGCATCAGGTCCTCTTGGAAATAAATGTACTAAAGCTTCCACATTTTGTTTAGGGTCTTTGGATGGTGTTTCCAATTCTTGTATCGCAATTATTCCGCACATTGTTTAATAGTTTGTTTGTAAATTACTTAAATATGTTTTGTTATAATTTTTAATCAATAATGAAATTCCCAAACATAAACCATATCTATATAGTACATTGTGAATCGTTAACGGACCGATATGAGTATCTAAATAAAGTCATGTCCAAATTCTTTCCAGAAGACTACTACACTTTTGTAGTGAACACTTACAAAGACACGCTCGAAGATGAAACGATTCACCAATATTATACACTAGATGAGTCCGTTCGTCACAAAGAGTTATCCATTATCAAAGAGGAAAACAATCTTTCCCCCACAATAAGTCGTGCAAGTTTGTCTTGTGGGATCAATCATTTGAAAATTTGGGAGAAAGTAGAAAATGGAATCCATGATCGAGTATTAATTTTGGAGGATGATATCTTGTTTTTGGAAGATACATTGTCCTACATGATTGAAATCATGGCTGAAATTCGAGATGAACATGATATTGTTTCATTAGAAGATGGTGCAGGTCTAACGATTGAAACTATGGGAATCGAACCTGATCCAGAAAAAACAATATACAAGATTGATAATGGTAGAATGCGTTGTACTGGCGCATATGTTATCAATAAGAAGACATGTACCAAGCTTCTTCAACTCAATAAAAAGCGCAAGTTTTCATTGGAAATTGATATGCAATTGTGGTTGTATGGTGCGTTGAAGGTTATCAACATCTTCTGGAGTGATCCAGTCGCATTCGCTCAAGGTTCTCAAAAAGGGGTCTTTAAGAGTGAAATACAAGAACAAAAAATAGCGATTGACAAGCAGTTGGTGTTTGATAATCGTAAATGTGTATGTATTGGATTGACTTATCTACAAACCGCAATAAGTATGATTAAGAATCATTCATGTAGCTGTTTGTTTTTTAATATCAACAGCTTGGTAAACCCAGAACAATACTCCATCAAGATCTTGAAAGAAGATATCACTTTGGATAATGCTGCTCCTCTGATTAAAGAACATTTCTTTGATGGTAGCATTGAAGTGTTGTGCTTTGGAATTAATGATGGCGCCATTCTTGAAAAAATGATCATCGATACAATTATCGTGAACCCGAAAATTATTATGTGTGCTCCTGAAAATGATCGATTCCTGAAAGATCGTTATGACTTAGTAGATTCGAAGACAGGTGTCTTCATGCGTAAAGATCTTAAACCACAAGAAGATTAGACATTAAGCATTTAGACATAAAAGACATATTTCTATATAGAAACATCATTCGTTCTATTGTAGTTAATATGATCAATTGTAGTCATCCTGATCATGAAGAATATTTTAAAGTGTTGAAATTGTCACCAAATGATCTAAGATTAGATGATGAGATGTTCAATGATAATTTACTTTTATCTTCTTACATTGACATTTCCTTACGGCTTTATCAAGAACAAAATGATATCGTTGATAATATCGTTGATAAAATCATGAAGATGTCAAATAAAAAAATATTGTTTTTCAAACCGGATTTTCCCGATATAGTTGATAACTTTATAGTTGAGAAGTTTGAGAAAAAACAAAACATTATTAGAGAAGCATACCAGATGTTACAGTTGGAATATGGTGTTCCAGAACCAGACAATTATGTTTACTACACCGAAACTGGTAAATTCATTGATGATAATAATTGATTAGGCATTTATGTGTAGTCATCTATAGGCATCAAGCATAATCCTTACAGATACCGAAAGTTTTTCTATGTAATGAAGTGATGCCATATTGTTGAATGCCTTCAATGTGCTTTTTGGTACCATAGCATTTATTATTTTTCCATTGATAATGTTCTTGATATTCTGGATTATTGTCACAAATCTCTTCAATGTACTCATCTCTTGATACTTTCGCTAATATACTAGCACTTGCGATGCTAAAATAAGTGTTGTCTCCACTTGGAACACATACATGAGGTACAATGAACAAATCACAATCTTCTTTCTTGTTTTTATATGACTCAAATGTAGTTCCATCTACAAGAATCTTTTCGAAATGCACATGAAGATGATCCAACGCATTATGCATTGCTTTGTAAGTGGCTTTCAAGATATTGATCTTATCAATCTCATCATTGCTTATGAATGACACATGATAATCTTTCGCATACTTCTTAATGAATTCAAAGCAAGTTTTCCGTTGTTTTGGAGATAGTTTCTTACTATCTTTTATTAAACCTATTTCTGGATATTCATTTTGGTATTGAATGAGCCATTCTGTATCCCAACAGACTGCACTAGCCACCACTGGACCCGCAAAGCATCCTCTTCCTGCTTCATCGATCCCAACTTGGAGTTCTTTGTGAACATTATCAACATCATCATCATCATAATAAAATTGAAGCATTTTTTTAAAGTATGTGGGTAGTTCTTCCTTTAGTCTTCTTCGTTATTTGCTTTTAACTTCTTTTTATGATTGTAGGCATCCCGATCTTCTTCTAAACGATTGAATATTTTTGATTTGTCAGTTGTATATGGCGCGATCCCTTCGATCACTTCCGTACCCTTTGATTCTCTTTGTTTTAACATAAACTCTTCATCGATGGGTCGTTTTTGGTATTTGTGATTAACCATAAGAATTCCTTGTAACATATTCTTATCATTCTTATTGAAATGATTGCTACCCTCCTTTTGTTCTTTCGTTTGAATACCTTGGGTCGCTTTGGATCGAGCACTCCAAGCTTCAAATAAGCCTTCCATCCTGAGGTTAAAAATTTGATTTAAATAATATCGTTTAAAATATTTAAGTAAGATCAATTTTTACAAACAATGGATATGACTCACTTGGTAGATCAAATCATTAGTAAACATATGACCGATAATAAATCATGGGACAAGTTTGACACCCCAAAGATGTCTACCGTTTTGAATAAGAAACTGGTCAAGACCGTTCTTGATGTATGTTCAAAGGTTCAAGGATCAAGAAACATGCTTTCGGAACGAAATGTCCAACAACGAATTGATAAGATTCGTAAATATAGAGTTGTTTTGAAACGATTGAAGGAGATTCCTTTGATTGAACAACGAACACCCGAATGGTATGCCTTGAGACAATCAATGATTACTGCTAGTGATTTTGGAGATGCCTTGGCGATTGACAAGTTTGGAAAGAAAACAGATCCAAACAAGATCTATGAAAAGAAATGTGGTTATGAACCTCCGATTGAGTATGATAATGCATCGATCTTCTTGAAATGGGGAGTAATGTTTGAACCTGTCGCAACTAGTTTGTATGAACATAGGAATAACACCAAGGTTCATGAGTTTGGTTTGGTACAGAATCCTAGACATTCATTCTTGGGTGCTTCTCCCGATGGTATTACCGAAGGTGGTGTGATGTTGGAAATCAAGTGTCCCTATAAAAGAGTGATTACAGAGGATTCGATATTGAAGCAATACTTTTATCAAATTCAGGGTCAACTCGATGCATGTGATTTAGAAGAGTGTGACTTTCTGGAAGTTCGTTTTGACAAATACGAAAATATGGAAGAGTTTATGGAAGATTATGAAACAGAGTTTGAGTGCTTTACAAACAATTACAAAGAAAAAGGGATTATTATCGAAAAAACAGAAGGGGTTTATCTGTATAGTCCCTTCAATGAAAGTAGGGACGAGGTGATTGCTTGGTACAATAAAAACAAAAATGATTGTTTCAATGTGGTGTTTTGGTTTATGCATTCATTTACTGTAAAAAGAGTGCTTAAGGATCCTTGTTTCATTGACACAATGAATAAACAATTGGAAGATGTATGGACAAATATTGTGAAGTATAGAAATGATAAGTCTTTGTATATGAAAGAGGTTAAGTCACCTCCCCCGAAAGCACCACGACAAAAACGCCAATCATCACCTGTAGGTAATCATGTTGGTTCGATGTTTGTGTTTGACCCAAATGAATAAGAAATTATTGATTTAAATGATAGTAAAGGTAGTTCAAGTATGAATATGGAACATTTTTCTTAAAGACTCCATTGAATTTACTGATGAAGAAGGAGAGAGTCCACAATCTATCATGCTAAAAACAAGCTTTTATAAAATCAAGTTCATTGCTGTCAAATCAAAGATTATGGATAATGAGAAAGATCTCGGATATAGTGTAGAATGTAAGAACCGTATTTTATGTATTACACCAAATGAATATGAAATCATGAAAATGGAAATTAATAGGAATGGTTGTTGTTTTGCGTGCATTCCGAATGTCAAGACCCAAAATGATATTATTGTAAACCATAATATCAATGAAAAAGAAATGCATTTACATACAATCTCACCAGTTGATAGTAATAGTACATGTATCGTGAAGGTAAACAAGTTGTGAATTAATTCCCTAATTTAGACTTGGAAAATCTTAAGTATTTTGTGCTTGTTATAAGAGTACTCAATGTTTACTTTGTTGTAAGCAGTAGGGAGATTCTTTGTAGCTTCGGTCAATTTGACAAGACAAAGAGTAGATGAAATGCCTTCAGAGATCTGAAGATCATCGGTGATGACCCCAAAGTCTTTCGTACAAGAGAAAGTAGGGTTGTGGGCCATATTTTTTAAACTAGTGGAGATGCGATTGGTAAGGCGTTTTTTATTATCCAATACATGGATTTTTGAACACCATAAAACATCTGCATTTCTGTTTTCAAGCTCTTTGATTACAATGTTAATATAGTGAGCATCATAGAAAGAGTGATCATCCATAAAGATGCATACATCTGCGTTGTATTTGGATACCGCAATGTTTTTGCATTCATCCATGGAATAGGCTTCTTTGGGACTTGAAGTCTTCTTCTCCAAATCCATTAATGAAGATAGAAGAGTCTTCAATTGACTCTCGAAGGAAGATTTAGTAGAATTAGATTCACTAATTTCTTTCAACAATACATCATACGCCATTGTTTGTTTTTCGACTTCTTTCTGAGTCTTAGTGGAAGGAGTGTCTGACTCCATTTCCATTGTTAACTTCGATTTGAGTTTCTCAATACTCTTTTCAAGTTCAGTCTTGTATCTGAGTTTCTTGTCTAAGATGTCCATTACTTCATTGAGATTTTTGCGAACTGTTTGGGTCTCGGTTTCAATCTTAGATTGTTCCATCTTCAAATCTGCTTCAGGATTCACATAAATCACATTTTGAGACAGTTGAGTTGGTTTTTCAACATTCATAGTGTCGAATACGATTAATGTCTTATCAAGATAAGTTTGTTTTCTGAACTGAGTCAAGATATGATTAAAATTGTTAGAGGTGTTGCGAACCAAAACACAAGCGGAAGACATATTTTTTCTAATTTACTTTAGTGATCACTCTTTATTTCTTACAATCTTTACGCAAACACATCTTTTTTTCACTCACTTTTGCGAACTGGGTTTTTTAGTATTTGCTTTTTTACAGGCTCCTTTTACTTTACATTTACAGTTACAAGTACAAGCTCCTTTACATTTTGTACACTTTTTGGTAGGTTTTTTACCACTTTTAACTCCACCACCAGCCATCATAGGCATCGAACAGCTCATACATACAGTCATATTTTTTTGATATATCTTTACAAAATATTTACAAATAATTGTTTTCAAATTGATGGATATATTTATACATTTGTTTTTGTGTGTTTGAGAGTAACTCGTTTAATGGAGCCATAAACTTTCGATCATATTCATGTTTGATCAATATCTCTTGATTGATTGGTTCCACTACTTGTAAAATACACTCCACAGATCGTGTTGTATAATGTGTCCAAAAAGAATCTTTCCACATACCATTGTATTTCTTAATATGATCAATACTATGTAATGTCATGTGGACACAAATTGGTAGATCATTGATCTTCAATATCACGGCATTTCCACAAAAAATATTTTCCTTTTCAAAATACTTTCCTATAAAACATGGATTTTGATCTACAGTTGTGTATTTGATGGTGCTCTTAGACAATTCCATACTTAATCGATACAATTCCTTATCCCCATAAACATGTTGATATGTGTTGGGATTTGTATTCAAACTCATATTGATTGGTACAAACTCTTTTGGGAATTTACTTTTATGAATAACAAATAGCCCTGAATCAGTTTCAGGGGTACCTGCTTGAATGCCTACACCAACTGTTTTATACAGTTCTCGTGTACTTTTTGTTTTTGCATTCTCATATTTATCATATGCGAATATATCATTGAAAAAAATATGGTGATGTGTTGTGTAATGTTCATGTTTGAAGAGATCCTCAAAGTTCATCAAAGGTATGATATCCGCATCCATCCATAAGGTTTCATCGAAGGAAGATAGATATAATGCGATCGCTTTAATCGAAAAGTTTCGTGCATCATAATCTTTGAGTTCTTTTACGCTTTGGATGTTAATACATTTCACATTAAGAGTTAACTCTAAAAACATTTCATCTGCTTCATCTAACTCTTCATCATCCGCATAGAAAAGTTCGATAGGTAAATCACAACCTTGATCTCGAAGCATATTCAAACTAACTAATGTTTGAAACATAAACTTCTTTGATGATGCTGTAATAATTCCTGTTCCATTGTAACTTTTGATCGGATATTCTCTCATACTTCTATATGCGTTATTCGTATACTTCTATTAATATACTTTATTTTAAACATGTTTACATATGCCTCGTCAATCTGTACATAGAACAAAGCCTCCTCATGTGCCTTTTGAAGATTTGTCACCTAAGGGACAAGCGAGTCGACTTAAGAAACGCCAACAATCACGAAATAGTTATCATGCGAATAACATAAAAAATAGAAGACAGCGCATTCTGAATAATATTGATAATGATGGATGTGTACGCCTTGATATTATGGAAGACAAAGATAACATCTACCAATGGACTGAAGAAGAACTCGCCATGATGCGGAAATGTTTGGAAGAAAGAAGAAAACGATACTACATAAAACCAGAATTGATAGACAATGTTTTAGATCAACGATATAGAGATCCATATCCTTGGAATGGAACCTTGTATGAAGATCTTACAGACCAACTGCTTCCTTATGATTCCAACACATTTCAAAAGTTCGATTCTTTGACTTCCGTGACTTCCGCGACATCCAATCAACCAGTTGGAAATACTTTCTACCAAGCCATACTAGATAGTTCCACAAAGATGTTCCCAAATATAGATCTAAAGATTGATAACGATATCGATACCTTTCGAAATATGTTGATTAAAAATACAAATAAGAAGAAGATCATTAAAAGACTTCAATCCGCTACAGAAGCTGCCTTGTCTGAAGAAATACATCTGACTTGTAAAGTGTTCAACATGTGTATTGTAATATGGTATAATCATTTACAAAAATGGTTCATGTACACATACAACAACTATCTTACTCTTCCAAAATGTAGAAGAGTGGTGTACCTGTTCTTCGATACCCCATCTTCAGGTCCATTCGAAAATGTACAATACTATAGCCTTCTTGTCCCAAAAACAAATGTCATGAAAACACAACAACCACCCATTCAATCATCACCTCCCACATCTCATTATGTACCCAGATCAAGCCCAAGTCATTCTGAGAAAGATCATAGAGTTTCGCCACCAACTACAATGTCCCCTGATGAACAAAGTTCTTCCCATCGAACTAGAAAGTCTTCTTCACCATCAATCAAGTCTCCTATGTTGGATGAGGATTTGAAATACACCATAAAAAAGGAAAACTACAATGTAGCAAATATTCCTGTAAACTCTGACTCTCTATACAATGCCATTATTCATTCATTGAATAATCTTCCTTCCTCCAATATATTTCTGAAGAAGTATCCAAGGGACTCTAAAAGTTTTCGTAAGTTTCTAGCCTCTCAAACATCCAATAGACCGTTGTTCGACCGAATCAATAAGGGTGAATGGGCTGAATCTGATGAAATCCAATTAGTTGCTGATGTAATGAACTTGTGTATATTTTTATGGAAAGATGGGGATTCAGGTCCATTTGGTGAAAAAAATAATTGGTATGTATACAGAAGCTTGAGAAGCCCCAAAGAGAATATTGGTTTGTGTAAACAAATTTATTTGAGTTATGATTCTTCGAAACATCCTTTGTACATAACCTCATTGACTTCATCTCAAACCACGAATGATATGAACAATTACACCTTACCTCCATATGAAAAGAGTGATTTTGAAGTCATCCCAAATGAAGGTTGTGGCGAATGTGGGTATTATTCTATAGTTGATTCTGTAGACATCTATATTCCTGATTATTTTCAACCCAATCTATCTAAAAAAGAAAAGGTGACTGTTCTAAAGACTGAACTTCTGAGGATAGCAGAAAAAAAGAGATCATCCTATCAAGAAACCATAAATCGTATACGAACAAATCAATGGATGGAAAATGAAGAACTAGAGTTGGTTGCGACTCTCTTTAGTTGCTGTATTGCTGTATGGAGAGAAAGCTCGAGTCAATGGGAGTATTTTGTATCTCCTGAATATCCAACTTCCAATATTGGTTTACAAAACTGTGGAATGATCTTCTTTCTTTTGAATACTGGGCGTTTTGTATACAGTTTATCGAATACAAGCCAACAATACAGTGGGTTTCACTTTGAAGCCCTACGACCTACTGATAGATACCTTCGAAAAATAATTAATATTCTAAATATCTCACCATCAGTTCCAGGGACTTCAGAGCCAGGGACTAGACAACCCTCGGTGGTTTCCAAAAGCAAAACCCCATCACCTATGGATTCTACTGATTCGGCAACCATTACACAGACTAATAGACCATCCAAAAAAAGCAAATCACCAACTGTGGTTTCCAAAAGCAAAACCCCTTCGGTGGTTTCCAAAAGCAAAACCCCATCACCTATGGATTCTACTGATTCAGCAACCGTTACAAACCCTAATAGACCATCCAAAAAAAGCAAATCACCAACAGTTCAAGGAAGCAAGTCTTCCTCCGTTTCACGAAGTCCCACACCATCACCTATGGATTCTACTGATTCAGCAACCGTTACAAACCCTAATAGACCATCCAAAAAAAGCAAATCACCAACAGTTCAAGGAAGCAAGTCTTCCTCCGTTTCACGAAGTCCCACACCATCAC